TGCACAAATTACACTAGAGATACTAGGTAAGGGTGCTCTAGGTGTTGGGTATGCCATATCTTTTCCACAAGCTGATAGGTTTGGTGGTGATGAATCTTTTGGTAGGTCCTTAGGGTATGCACCTAGCGTTATAGCTATGTTTGAAGACGGTAAAGGTCAATATCCTAAACCAACAGGAACAGTTATAAAAGGTAATGATATTGGTGGTATTGAATCCCAAGGAGTAAAAGAAAATTTTAGTCTTTTAACGACTGATACCTTACAAGGTTTAGCTATTGCACCAACAGAAGTTGATCAACTTGTAAGAAGAATACCTTTGTTAGTTCGCACTCCAGACAACAATTGGATACCTAGCTTTGGAACACAAATATATAAAGCTCTATTTGGTGTCAAAACTTACATTATAAAAACTAATGATAATGGTATTGAAGAAATATCAATACGAGGAATACCACCAGTAAAAACAGATAGTCTTGGTCGTAAGTGGATAAGCTGGGTTGATACACCACAAACCGATTTACAAGAAATGCAAGTCAACGGTAAGTTTGTAATAGTTGGAGTGACGGCTAATGGAGTTATGCCGCAGGTCGCTACACCTGTAGGACTATTAGAACCTCATAAAATTCAAGCCGCACTTGCAGAATCAATATTAATACAAGATAGCCCTTTCATACCAGATTGGTCATTAGCTACTGAACTAACAATATTTATTACATTTGTTAGTCTGGTTTGGTTTGCTTTACATTTGTTAGGTATTACTTGGGGTATTGTAGTTGGTTTACTACTGATGTCGCTTAGCGGAGTAATAGGTTTTTATCTGATACAAAAAGGTATTTTAGTAGATGTATCCTGGACACTAATATCAGAGTTTGTAACAGGATCTATAGCTTTTTATTTACGATTCAGACAACAATACAAACTACGTCAACAGATCAAGAAACAGTTTGAGCATTACCTTGATCCAAGACAAGTCAAGAAACTACAGGATGATCCTAGCTCTTTAGTATTAGGTGGTGAGCGTAGGTATTGCACCTTTCTTTTTACAGATGTAAGGGGCTTTACTGCTATGTCTGAAAAGCTAGAGCCAGAACAAGTAACAGAAATTATGAATAAAGCACTAACCATACAAGCTGATGCAGTAAAAGAGTATGGCGGTATGGTAGATAAGTATATTGGTGACGCTATGATGGCGATATTTAATGCACCTATAGACTTGCCCGAACACGAACACGTAGCTATTTTATGTGCAAAGCAAATACAACAAAAGATACAAGAGGCTAACTTAGGCGTTGAAATAGGTATTGGTGTTAATACAGGACACGCTGTTGTAGGTAATATGGGTAGCAATACTAGATTTGATTATACAGCTATTGGGGATGCGGTAAATTTAGCTGCAAGACTTGAAAGCTCTACAAAAGAAGTTGGTCGAGATATTGTTATAGGGTATGATACCGTAAAGAACTGCAACATTTATGTTGACAAGTTAAATGATATATTTGTAAAAGGTAAAGAAGGACCCATACAAATTTACACGTTAGATAGTTATGACAAAAGCACAGGAATCACTTAATAGAATAGAAACACATGAAAAAGAATGTCTTATTCGTTACAAAAATATTGAAAAAAGATTAGAAGACGGATCGAAAAAGTTCGATAAGCTTGAAACTATGCTATGGGCTGTATATCCATTTATTTTAGCATCAGTAGTATTGTCTAGATTGATATAGTGAGTCAAACTTTTAAAAAATTTTATGATTGGCTTATTAGATTTTTTGAACCCAGGTATAAAATTACCGTATCTTTTAATAAAGAATATGGAGATACTGATGATAAAGTTTACACGTCAAAAAAAATACTTATACAAAAAGAAAAACACCTTAAATTCAGGAGTCTTGATAAAAGATTAATTGAATATAGAAGTGCTACTGGGCTCAATTACATAATTGAAGAGGAAGAATAATGCAGCAAGTTTTTATAGGCATCATACTATTTTTAGGATTTACTACGTATTACTTATTTAATGAAAATAAAAAACTTGTTGCAAATAACCTTGCCTTAGAAGGTGCCATAGCTACACAAGAAGAGGCAATAAAATCCATACAAGCTGACTTTGAATTACAAACTACGCAAATGAATGAGCTATCACTTAAAAGTCAAGCAGCACAACGAGAACTTAATAGGTATACTGAATTTATACAAAATTATGAATTGGCAGATAAAATACTAGCTGATCCAGTAAAAATGGAAAGGAAAATAAATAATGGAACAAAACACATTATGGAAGATATCGAAAAAATCAGCGTTGTCGTTGATGATCTTGATAATGGCTTGCAGTTGCAGCCTTCTTCCGACTAAACAAATAGAAGTAACTGCAAAACCGTTAGACAGAAAGATAGTTCAACCTATCATGCCAAGAGAGATAAATTTACAAGAACCTATGTGGATTGTAATTACCCCTGAAAATGTAGATCAACAGTTAGCACTTATAGAAGAACAAGAGGGTGAACTGGTTTTTCTAGCTATGACTATACCTGATTATGAGGTTATGGCTTACAATATGCAGGAACTAAAAAGGTATATAAGTGAACTTAAAGACGTTGTTGTGTATTATAGGACAGTTACTACAACTAAAAAGGGAGAGTAATATGAAAATATCACAAGAGGGTCTTGCATTAATTAAAAAGTTTGAAGGGTGCCCAACTGACTCAGACGGTAATGTAATAAGCTATAGGTGTGCTGCAAATGTTCCTACAATAGGGTACGGTTCAACTAAATATAAAGGTCAGCCAGTAGAGGACAACATGAAAATAAGTATGCAAGAAGCAGAAGATTTACTTATACATGAAATGGATGAGTATGAAGGTTATGTTAATCACATGGTTAAGGTTGATTTAAAACAAAATGAGTTTGACGCATTAGTTGCATGGGTATTCAATTTAGGCCCATCAAACTTTTCTAGCAGTACCTTGTTGCAGAAAATTAACATTAAAGATTGGGATGATATTCCAAACCAAATAAAGCGTTGGAATAAAGCTGGCGGTAAAGTCTTACAAGGACTTGTTAGAAGAAGAGAGGCAGAAGCTTTATTATTTGAAGGCAAGGAGTGGCACGAGGTATAAAATGCCGTTACAAAAAACTATATTTAAACCTGGAATTAATAGAGAGGGCACAGCCTATGATAATGAAGGGGGATGGTTTGATTGTAACTTAGTTAGATTTCGTAAGGGTAGACCCGAAAAGTTTGGCGGTTGGGAAAAGCTAACTAACGATACTTATTTAGGCACCGTAAGAGCTTTACATGCTTGGATATCACTAGAAGGTAACAAATTTTTAGGTTTAGGCTCACATTTAAAATATTATATAGAAGAGGGTACATCATTTAAGGACGTAACGCCTATAAGATTAACCACATCAGCTGGTGATGTAACTTTTTCTGCTTCAAATGGCGATGCTACTATAACTGTTGCTGATACAGCACACGGAGCTGTTAAAAACGATTTTGTAACATTTAGTGGGGCTTCTTCTTTAGGCGGTAATGTAACTGCTGCAGTCTTAAATCAAGAATATCAAATAGCAACCATAGTGAGTGCTAATAGCTACACGATAGAAGCAAAAGATACCTCTGGTGGTACTGTAACTGCAAATTCATCAGATAGTGGTAATGGTGGATCATCAGTTGTTGGTGCTTATCAAGTTAATGTAGGTTTAGATGTTTATGTTCCTAGTACAGGCTGGGGAACTAATGGGTGGGGTGAAGGGAGCTTTGGTGAAGCCTCATCTCTGTCAGATACTAATCAATTGAGATTATGGACACATGATAATTATGGAGAAAATTTAATTATTGGTCAACGTAACGGAGGCATATTTAGATGGGTTGAAAATAACGGCACTACAACAAGAGCTAAAAATTTATCTACAGAATCAGGTGCAAATTTAGTCCCTACTAAAGGATTACAAGTTATCACGTCAGAAGTTGATAGACATTTAATTGTATTAGGTGCTGATCCTATATCAGGCACCTCTAGGACTGGTGTAATTGATCCTATGCTAATAGCATTTAGCGATCAAGAAAACGAGTTAGAGTTTGAACCATTATCAACTAATACTGCTGGGTCTTTAAGATTATCATCTGGTTCAAGTATTATTGGTGCAGTCAAAGCTAGACAAGAGATTTTAGTATGGACTGATACAGCACTATATAGTATGCAATTTGTTGGACCACCTTTTACTTTTGCTGTAAATTTAATTAACGAAGGAACAGGTCTTATCGGAC